ACACTGGTCAGGCTGGATCCGACTACAGCAGCGCCCAGGCTTGTTGCATCAAGAACTTTCGTGCCAGCAATGCGAAATTCTTTTGCACTTGCAATATTCAGGTGTTCGCTAAATGTCCACGCATCAGTTGCGTTAATCCAATTAATAGTTTTGTCTGTGGCACCTTTTAGCGTGATGCCACCGCCGTCAGCCGTTGTATCAGAAGGGGTCGAAACCTTTCCAATCTCTATATTCTTATCTTCAACAACTAAAGTAGTTGTATCAATCGTTGTTGTTGTGCCGTTAACGGTTAAGTTTCCGGCAATCGTAACGTCTGAAACGAAGTCAACATCTTGAGCAAAAGCTGCTTGCCCAAGAACTCCAAGAGTGCCGGGGAGGCCAAGATTGTTAGAGAACGACACCGTGGCCCCGTCAGGATTTGTGACAAGAACCTGATTCGCAGCTCCGTTTGCAAGCTTGCTAACAGCAATTTCAGCAGTTGAGGAAATTTCAGCATTGGCAATCACTCCATCCGCAATTTTCACTGCGGTTATGGCATTGTCTGCAATGTCCGCAGTAGCCAACGGATATGCACTAATTGCAAATCCAGGGACATACGAAATAGCGGTCCAAACTGAAGTGCCATTGCCGATTTTAAATTTGTTGGTATCCGTCTCATACCCCAACTCACCATTCAAAAGCGTTGGGTTTGTGCTTGTCCAATTTGCGGCAGTGTCCCGCCGCTGCTGCATTTGAACCCTAACGTTTGTTGCTGTCATGATTCGGCACCACCTGAGTTGAGTATAAGGCTGGTGGCCACTGCAGGATCAGCGTCGTCGGCATCCAAGATGAATGGCGCAGTGCCTGAAAAGGCGTAACTGCTGAAAGCCGCCAAGCTGCCTAATTGAGCAGGCTCCCCAACAAGAATGTAAGAGCTTGCAAGCCCCCCTGCCCCCAGTGCTACCAGCAAAGAAACTGTTACGTTGTTATAAACACCAAAATGCTCTTCTTCTGGCGGCGCATTGTATCGATACGTTGAATCTGTTGGCACAACATTAATAGCGCCCCAGAAAGAAGAATGATTGACGCTAAACGGCAAAGACGAACCACCCCGTGCAAAATAATGATTTCTTATTTCCTCAACTGTTGAACTTAAAATGTTTTGAAAACTAACAGTGCAAGTGACATTATCAGTCTTGAGACTGTGCCTAAAATAAACACCTCCAACAGTCTTGGCGGCAGCCTCGGAAACATTCATCCCCCCTAGCTCAAAAGCAATTGAGTCTGGGGAGATAGTAGGGAAGTCGGCCATGGTTAAGTCAGGCTAGGTGGCTTTAACACAAGTTCAACAGACGCGGAAGTTGAGGTAGAGCTGCTCTCGCATTCTGGCGCGGCTGCATAGCGCCAAAGATAACCAGAGGGAATACTTAAACTCATGCCCTGCGTTGCCTCTGACGGCAGATCAAAACCGTAAAAAACACCGTTTAAAAAATAATGGCTTACTAGGGAAAATGCTTCGGCAGTTGTCAACGCGGCATAACTTAGTCTCAAAGTATGATTTAAAGTTGCATTGCTCTGTCTTACATAGTGCTGATCTCCGTTTAACATTTGCAGCTGAGAACTGACCGCCTCACCAGGGATCAAGACACGTTGAGAAGGTGGGACAGTAAGAAAGCTAGACATAATTAAGAGGCACAGCCAACTGAATAATTCCATGCCGTCCCGCTTGAAGGTGCGTAGACGGTCACAGTGATCAAACTGTTAGCACTTGTTTTTTGAACAGTAACGGGAACATTTGTGCCGCTGACAAAGCCTGTATCGAGTGTTGCTGCGCCCGAAATCACAAAGCGATCCTGAATCGTAAAGGCAGTATATGTAAAGACAAACGAACCAGGGAATGCGCTCCCAACGTTAATAACCTTAGTAAAGGTGCCTTGGTTCCCAGAGTCACCGCCACCAGGGCAATCAATAATTTCATCGAACACATCAACGGTATCTGACTCAATGCCAACCGCATAGCCGCCAGGTGCGCCAGGGTCAGGGCAGAAACCCTCGGCGTAAACCCTTACCCCTTCTTGCTGCGCCGCAGTTGTAACTATGTAGGACTGCGCCACGCCGCTTGCCACTTCAGTCTTGACTCCTGTGTTGATATCAATGAGATACCACTTAATTAACGGGTTTGCGCAACTTGGCGTAAACGTCAAAGTGTCGCCAGCTTCTGGCGTGCCCGTATATCCCTGAATTGTTGCCGTAGGTTCTTGATCGTAAGGATCTGCAGGATTATTTATTGATCCTGCGGGAGAAGAACCGCCTAATCCAAAATCAGTGCCGCCCTGAGGTGTTAAATCTTGATCCACTTGAGAAGGTGTCGGAGTATTTGGGGTGCCTCCAGTGCCATCAAACGGCCCCCGGCCAACATCTGGCAAGTCTGTTGAGGCAGTGTTTACATCACAATCAAAGTTTTGCCTTCCGGCATCCAATACAATCCCTGGCCCTGTTGCTCCGGCAACGTCTAGCGCAACAACGCTTCTGCCCTGTGAATCAATAGGGAAATGCGTTAGGTCATAAGTGATCGGCCCTGTACTGGTTTTTTCAATTCGATCGATTTCATACAAGAAATCATGATATTCAACTTGATCAACAGCAGTTTCACGCCGTAGCCTGACTCTCACAATATCGCCAACAGACAGGATGCTTGAGTGACTGCCCGGCCTGACCGTAATGCGTAAATTGTGCATTATGTTACGCCGACGTGACAACATGTAAGTGCCAACTTTTACCGCGTGATCTTCATTCGTGCAAAAAAGACTTAAATCATGCTGTTCAAAAGGGCCATCGGAAGACGTGCCCGAAAATTTAACGTTTGTAGTTCGTGCAAAGCCAATGTCGCCGCTTGGTTGCTCTCGCCACATCATTTGCATAATGACAGCGTTTCTTTCACTCAAAGGAATATATTGAATTTCAAAACCATCGGGCAATAAGTCAGACTCCGTGAAACCATACTCATAAGAAATGGCTGTTGTTTTGATTGTGTTGTCTGTATTGACTGGCAGTGTTGGCCTGAATGCGAATTTACCATTTACTTTTGAAAACCTTAATAGGAAGAAATGCGCGTGAGCCTGCATCCAATCGCTAAGGTTTACAGACTGTTCTAGTTTGCCATTATAAAAAAATGAATTTGTTTCGCAGAAATTAGCTGCAGATGCAAGCAAAGTGTTGTCTATTAAGTCGCTTGGGACAGCCGAACTTTTTTCGATTAAATACTTTGCAAGATCCACAAAGTTGTCGCTCGGCCCCAACGTGTTGTCAACAAGCCTTGTGACTTTCATCCCTTTTTTAACAAAAGCATGAATTTGAAGGTTCCAATTGTCTAGGTTAAAAATTCTATGTTCAAAGCTGACAACAGTCATGTTGTCGTAACTGCCAGAAGTGCCGCAGTATTCAGGGAAATTATGAATAACATGATCTGTAGTGACAAAGCCAAGATAATTTAAAACGGCTGAAGTATGATAATGATAAACTTTTCCAATATCTTTTAAATAATACGATTCGCCTGACTGGGTGTTCGTCGGCAGCGAAGAGCCTGTGACCGTGCCTGTCAAATAACTATCAATAAAATTGCCGGGGATCCATGTCCCAGCCCTTCTGTCGTAGGTTTGCGCATAAGTACCCCGCTTACATTCGCCAAAGAACATATCATTTAGCTTAATTGGAGGCAGTTCTCCCTCACTTATTACAACGCAAAGCTTTATATCTACAAACTCTTGCCCCCTAACAGTTTGTGATACAACCGTGCCGCTTTGATCAAAAGTTTCTGAAGCAACAATTATGGAAACGTTATTCTCATATCTTGCCTCTGTTGCTTTTGGGCTTACAAAAACGCCGCCGTTGCTGTTCCTTCTGCGACAAAAAACGATAGGCACAGGCTCGCCAATCTTTGCAATCTGCTGAGGTCCAGTAAGATCTGACGAAGCATCTGCTGCGCTCTCTTTGCCTGGAGACGTGACAGCCCCAGACTGATAGGGCAACAACTGCAGCGGGTCAGAAACCTGAATTGTCATTGTCTTAAAGGTGAGCCAATTAATGAAGTGCTATAGGTGCGCGGTGGAACCTGAGAACCTACAGGTGACAAAACTGTTCCTAAGCCAATTTGAAGATCAACAAAAGATCCACCTAAGTCTAAGACCTGCCCCAAGTGCGAAGCAACAACTGTGTAAGTCGTTGGCGCTACGCTTTGAGAGGCATAGGCACTAAATTCATACAAGGTCACTTCACACAATCTCAAGTTTGCCTGCGCTTCTGAGAATGCACTAACAACCGTGCTCGTAGCTGGAACACTGATTGTTAGTTCATTACCGCCAGGCGCGGCACTTTCGCTAATACCTCCAAACTCAAAAGGGAAAAACTCCCAAGTCTGAGACAAGAAACTGAGCGACGTATTAACAAAATAATTTTGCCAACGCACATAAGTTGTTGCGCCGCTAAAAACACGCAATGTAGCCATCTGAGATCTGCTCATCCTGCAACCCCCTGAAAGCGGCGGCCTCCATAGCTGCGTTGATTTCTATACATCTGGGAACTGAACTGTTTAAGAGCCCCCTCAAGGTCTCTCACTGTCACGTAATTCTTACCCTCTTGTTGTAAAACCGGCCCGGTCGTGACTTGCACTGTTGTGTTGCCTGTTCCGCCGCTGCCGCTGCCTGCATTAACTACGCCACCATCAGCGAAACCAGGAATGGCGCCAATCCCGCGACGGCCTGCCATCCAATTCTTTGCAAACCCAGAGGCTTTGCTTTGGGGAACAATATATTCAGATTCGCCACCTTCCCCAACCATTGCAAGCGTTGGCCCACTAACAACACCACCCTTTGCAAATTGCGGGACCGTCATTTGCGGAATTAATGGAATATTCTGAAATAAGCGAATTGCCGCTGGCAATCGATTAAAACCAGAAATCAAACGGTTGACCATGCCAACCGCGCCATTGACACCCCTGCCAATTGTTGAAAGAACATTGTTAAAGATCCCTTTGATAAAGTTAACAACCGTTAGGAATGGAGCTTTTACAACGTCTGCAATTTTGGCAAACAAACCAATCAGCCCATCTATTAGGTTTTTACCAAAACCTAATATTGGTGTGACATAAAAATCCATGTAAAATTTAGCCGCTGCTTTTAAAATATCTCCAACGACTTCAAAACCTGCTTTGAAGAAATCCCCAATTGCTTGAAGTGCCTGGCCTATTTGATCACGGAAAGAGTAGATGGCAACGCCAGCGGCGACGAGAAGCGCAATCCAGCCGACAGGGCCAGAGAACACACCCACAAGAATCGCGGCGACACCTTTAAGAGCTCCTCCAATCCCCAAGATCGCTGGCAGCCAGCCAGCAATTGTTGCTCCTATTGTCAAGACTGCAAGACCCTTTAAAAGGGTTACGGCGCCGCCAATTAAAGGAGACAACACAAGAAATGCTCCGCCCAAGAGCGTGACTGATGCAGTCAACGTTTGCAATGGTTGGGGCAAAGAAGTAAATGCAGTCACAAGCGTTTCAACCACACCAACCAAAGCCTCAAGGGCAGGGACAACAGCAACCAACAAACGCTGCCCTAAATCCCCGAGCTTTTCCTGCATCTTTTCAATACGATC